TTGTTTGTCGAATGCGGATACTGCAGTTGTCGTCATGACATTTGATGACGACGACGTTGCCATTGCCATTGTTGCCATTGCCATTGTTGCCATTGTTGCCGTTGTTGCCGTTGTTGTCGCATTTTTCCCAAAAGTATTCATATTTTATATGTTTTTATATATAATTATAATAATATATAAAACTATGCTAAAATCCCTTAATAACTATGTGTACATTACAGACTGGTATAACCAGGGCAAAGCTTCTCGAGCCGGAATGCTTACAAGTGTTAGCGCACACAATACAAAATTCGCCCCTAAACACCTATCTGACTCTTGCATCGCTGTTGTTGTGAGGCGTTCAATTATTGTCATGTTAATGTTGACAATGGTTTCCAATGTCAAGTACGAGTAAAATTGGTGGGTTAGCCATCCTGTTATGTGGTGGGGGAAAGGATTACCGTAGGGCGGATAAATGGACGCTCTTGCATTATATGATAATTCTGCCCTATAGTTCCAAATGTCCATCAACTCCCTTAAAAATGTAATATGTTCTTGATACGTTAAATGCAAAAACCAATCAGGGTCAGAATAGTGTCCAAGCAAATCTATATTTTGAAATAAATGCAATACATTTTGACGGTATCTTTGTTGCGGCGTTAATGTATCTTGCGGCAAGTCTATAACAATGTTTCCGCTTCCGCTTCCGCTTCCGCCGCCTCCACCGTTTTCCAATATAATATTACCGTTTACACCATTTTCATTCCAGTTATTGTTATTTTTATTTTTACTATTTTTATTCTTATTTTTATTTTCATTTTTTTTATCTTTATTATTGAGAAGTCTGTCAAGTTTTATTATTTTCAAAATATCTCGTGTTATGTTGGGCGGAATTATGCTTCTGTTATATGGATTGCTCGACGCCGTCCAAACTAACCGATGGTTTAAATTTGCTACACTGTCTACCCCATTGTCATTCAGTATTAAATTGCATATAGATGCAATGTCGAATCCGTAACAACACGCCTTTCCTCCGCACATTTCTTCATAACTATAAAATTGAGCATCTGGAATATCTCGAATCGGATCCAGCGTATAAAAATCTGTCTCGTTTATACAAATTACTCTATTTTTCAACGCAGGACCTCGCAACATTGTCATTTTTCTACGCAAGTGACTTTTAAATTTCAACTGGATTTTTATAGAATGAAACGTCTGGTTATAAAAATTATATATATTTTGTTTCATTTCAACCTTTGTTCCTGTTGTTTTTATTTTTTTATACTCGTAATCTCTCTGGATTTTAGTGCACATTTTTTTTAAATAAATAACCTTGTAATCATAATCATTCTCCAGTAATAATGCATAATTATTTATTGATATTACTTCTGGTAATTGTTTCAATTGCTTCAATGGTTTCAATTGTTTCAATGGTTTCAATGGTTTCAATGGTTTCACAACCGTATTACATTGTTGCCCTTCTTGTTCTTGATCTTGTTGTTCTTCTGTATCTTGTTTTTTTTTTATAACAATTATTTTTGTCATTTGATTATTTAATTAGCGTACTCGTTCGTTACGTAGTCTATATTATATATGCATATATTTCTATATTGGTTGTTACATTATATTTTTAGTGAATATCATACGATTCTTTACATGCATACAATTAAATGTGGCTAAATACAAAAAAAATAATAATTATTCTATTAATATTTACTTAAAAATACAAATAGAATAGATAATATTAATGAAATATCCATTTATTCTATTTTATCGTGATAATGAATATGAATACATCGATTCCATAATCGAGCGCAATTCAAATGACCTTCAATTTACAATGCACGTGATTCATTCAAAAAAACAGTTGAATAATTTTTACAAGCAAACTTATCCCATCTTAATTATTTTTGAAAAAAATAACGAAAAATACCAAGATATTGTCTCCACATTTGATTCCGGTTTTTCAAATCGAATTATTCATTTCACCGAATTTACAAAAAACTGGGTTGAAGAACTAAACAAAATTGTAAACGAAACATTCATCGCAATTTGCAGTTTATCTCGTGAAAAAACGAGACCCATTTTTTCTATTTTTACGTCAACGTACAACTCTTTCGATAAAATTATCAGAGCATTTAACAGTTTAAAGTCGCAAACGCTGCAAAATTGGGAGTGGGTAATTATGGATGATTCGCCCGATGACAAAAATTTTAAATACTTGATTAGCCAGTTGTCACACGACCGTCGAGTTCGGTTATACAAACGTTTTGAAAATAATGGTTACATTGGAAATGTAAAGAACGAAGCGGTTAGCTTGTGTCGAGGAAAATACGTGCTGGAACTCGACCATGATGATGAAATTTTACCATTTGTCTTGCAAGATTCGGCTAAATTATTTGAAGAAAAAGAAGACGTGGGATTCATCTACATGGATTTTATCAATATTTATGAAAATGGCAAAAATTATTGGTACGCGGGTGGAATTCTTTGCAAAGGATACGGTTCATACTATTGCCAAAAATATAATAATGCATGGGTATACGTTTACAACACGCCAAATATAAACAACATAACACTCAGCCATTTAGTTTGTTGTCCTAACCACCCACGCATCTGGAGGAAAGATTTGCTTTTAACAATTGGAAATTATTGCGAATACTTGCCAATTTGCGACGATTATGAAATATTGCTTAGAACAGCTGTTCACACAAAAATTGCAAAAATTCATAAGATGGGATACGTTCAATACATGAATGACGGGGACAATAACTTTTCGCTCATTAGAAATGCCGAAATTAATCGAATCGGTCCAAATTACATTAAACAAAAATATTATGATGTTTTTGACATAAATAATGAAATGAAGAAACGAAATGCTCATGAAGATGAAAAGTATACGTATGAACACAGTAATATTTGGAAGCGAAATACAACCGCGTATGAACACAAATATTGTAATTTGATAGTAAATGCCGACTATAAGAAACAGTATTGCATCGTTGGAATAAACCAGCTGTTTCGAAACATTGAAAAGATAACCGAACTATATCAGGACCCAACAAATGATTTTTTTATTATTGATGGCGCGCAAACTTTAGATTGTTTATGCAGCGAACTTGACAAATGCGGGTTTGATAGAATGAAATGTTTCGCACTTTACAATGAAACAGAGGACGTTTTAATCAACTATTTTAAAATGTGTTACTTGTCATGTGAAACATATGAAATCATAAAATAAAATAATAAAATGAAATAAAATTATAGGTATAATATGCTATACTTATTCGTAAAATGTTTCTTATTCATTTCAAATCTGTCTTTATGCTCAATGAAATGCTGGTCACTATCATCCATTATTTCATTCAATAACTTGAAACCTTCGTTTCCTCGATTTGTCCAATAACACGCAACCGACAGTTCATCGTTGACATATTTACCATACACGAAAATATCCACAAATAATCTATATTTTTTCAATACTTCTTCCACATTTTTATTTTTTGCTTCTTTCAAATACTTATATGCCAGCTCGTTATGCGGCTCCACATTCAAAAACTTACCCAGTGCATAACATGGTTCGGCTCTATCCGGAAAGATTTGAATCGCCTTTTCAAATTGGGTTATTACTCTGTCAACATCAAATTTTAACTCAATCATGCAACGTCCTAATCTCATTTGCGACTCAAATTCCTCTTCAATCCAGGTATCTTTTAGTTTCGTGTATAGATTATACCACTGGTACGCTTCCTTGAACATTTTTGAATCATAATAACTTTGAGCCGTATAAAAAACCGACCGACTGTTTAAACCATATGGGTCATCATACAATGTTTCGAAAAACTGGTCCTTTAATTTCAATGCATCTTTCAAATACTTATTCGGGTCTAATTTTCTAGACCCCCTTTCATTCGCATCAACGTACAACCCTCCTTCATCTCCGCCTCCGTCTTCATCTTGACTTATAAAAATGTTCGATTCTATAATATCACTTTTAGTCAAACATACAATGATATTGTGTGCTACACCCGCGTAGACCCATTGCAATGAATTGTTATACAAGTAACTCGTTGAGAATTGAGAATTGCCTCTTTTCGTTTTAAAATTAAACTTGTCACTTTCAGCCTGAGATATCAGTTCTTTTTTGAATTCGCCAATCAAAAAATCATCGGCATCTAAATGCAATACATAATCGGTTTTTTTATAGGCTCTTTCAAACATTAGTGTCTTGTTTTTATCAAAACCAATCCACTCA